AAACTTGGCGTAGTACGTCATGATGACGCTGCCCGTCTCGGTGTTGGACGTGCGTATCGTGCTGCCGCTGATGGTGTAGAAGTACGTATCCCCGTCACCCCATGAGCGCATCGCGTCGAACTGTTCCGGAGTGATGTACTGCAACGGCTGGGCCAGGCTGTCGTTCCAATAGACGGAGCGCATACCTACAAAGCCAGTAGGCAACGTCCCTACACCAGCGGTAATCGTCACCGTGGCCGTGGACTCAAACTCAAGCAGCTTGCACCGCGCCTGCAAGGTGGCCTCGCACAGCGCAATGAAGTCCTGAATTGGAGAGGTCAGGTCGGTGCGGTTAATCCAACTCGCAACTGCTGTTTGCAGCTCGGAGTAGGTAGTGATTGCCACTTACGTACCCGAGCCAAAGGTGAATTCAAGAGTGCCGGTGCCAGCATCGGTAATCACAGCGATGTGCGTGTCACCAGCATTGATGCCGACAACCTCAATGGAGCCAGGGGGCTGCGGCGTGTCCACCAGCGTCAGGGCGGTAACTGTGGAGCTGCCCGAACGCCAGCGCACAACAGACGTCCCCGTCGTATGGGCAATTCGCACTTGAGTGACGGGCTGTGCGATGGCCGGAATGGCAACACGCGCGGATGTGGTCGTCGCCGGGCACTGGATGGTGGAGCCGTGAATCGGGCGGAATGGGGTGTTGGGGTTGCGCATGGCAGTCCTTAGATGCGCCCAGGCCACACGCGGAAGTGCGCGTTAGCGGGGTCGTTGACGATGCGGCGCATGTGTTCCTTGTTGGACATGCACTCGTGATAGGTGATGTTGTGGTCGTTGCAATACTTCTCGACCATCACAAGCGGAATGGTCGCGGCCAGCCTCATATCCTTTGACCCATGAATCCCCTCGTTCTGCATCGCTTTCGCGCGCTCGGCATAGGGCACGCAGTCTTGGACGGTTCCGGTTATCAGATTGCCGTCCTCGATTGCTGAAAAGGTCTTTACGTCACGAAACATGGCCGCTCCAATGAAAAACGGCCCCGAAGGGCCGTCTCTGTTTCTGCTGTTGCTTGTTAGGCAATGTGGTAATGGATGTAGACGTTACCTACTAGCCCAACGGTGGTAGCCCCGCCCGTGCCAGTCAGCACTTGCGAAGTGGTCATCTTTTGATTGACCTTGCCGTTTGTGCCGAGATCGGCAGTCAGCATGGTGTCCACAACCTTCTCGGTGCCGCCTAAGGCGTAGCCGTCGATCAGGTTGTCGCTGGATGTAGTCGCATCAGTTGCCACGCCGAAATCGCCAGCCGCCGCGCCCGTGGACTTGGTGGTAATGTCAATCTGAAGGCGGTCAATGATGATGGTCGCGTTCTCAGGGTTTGCCCATGCAAACAGCGCCCCGCCAGTGGTTGCAGCCACACCCGCAAGCGCCACTTTGGCAACCTTGATTGCCTTGTAGCCGCCACCGATGGTTTGCACCGCCTGAGAGTCGCTGTCCTGCACGAAATCAAGACCGCCGTCCGCACGTTGACGAATGTTCGTTCCCATGATTTTTCCTTAGAAGGAGAGGGCCGAAGCCCTCTCATGTTCACTGTACGTCGTAGATGGCGCCGTTGGCCTTCGGAGCGCGTGCTTCCACACACCACTCGGCCAGCATCTCGCGCGTCTCGTTGTCGCCAGCTTTCGCCAGTTCCATCGTGGTGAACGGGCGCAGGTAGGCAATGGCCCACTTGTCCATTTCCAGCAGGAACACGTCACGGGTACGCATAAAGCGGTTGGGCACGGCCTTGAGTTCGCCGAAGTCAGAGACGTACACGTCAACCGACGCATACAGTTTCTGGTCTTCGCCCTTGTCCATCCGGGTCGAGTTGCCGGTGAACGTGGAGAACGTCTGCTTCAGTGCCGGGGGCATCATCAGGACGTCCGGGTCGCCGCCAGCGGTGTAGACCAACTGCGCCACCGACTTGAGCTGCGTTTCCGTGTAGTTGCGCAACGTGCCGTTGGTGTTGCCGGTATTGTTGATGTAGTTGGACAGGGTGTTACCCGCGCCCACGCTGGTGTTGTCCACCACCCAGCCCAGCAGGCCACGGGACTGGCGCGGCGAGGTCGCCAGCACGTCCAGTTGCGTTGCAGAGCTTTCCATGTCGCGGCGCAGTTCCAGCCCGGCCAGCGTCATCTGGTAGGCCAGTTCGTTCTTGCGGCCAGCGGGGTTCATCGCCAGTTCAGTGCCGGACACAGTGACCGTCTTCACGGAAATCTGAGTGCGGTTGTTCAGGCGAACGGTCGGCGTCACCGTCTTGGCGGTGGGGTTGTCACCTTCGGCTGCGGCGTTGTTGGTCACAGCCGCTGCGAGGTCTTGGGTTTGCCACTCATGCAGCGTGTTGCTGGCTTTCGCCTTCGCAGCCATACTGATGAACGGGGTTTGGGTGGGGCTGATGCGATAGATCACATCAGACAAGTCCTCACGGTTGCCAATCGCGGCGGTCGTGAGGTAAGTTCCGGTTGGGACTGCCATTTTTAACTCCAGCGTCTCTCGACGTTAAGGGTTGTTTAAACAAAATTTGCCATGAGGCCCACTGCATCGCGGGGGCTACCAGTCTTTTTCAGTTGCTGGTACTGCTGTCCGCGCTTGTCAATGGTCACTGGCGCTGCATCGGGTGTCACCGTCCGCTGCGGGAGGTTGCTCACCTTCTGCGCTGCTGCTTTCGCCTTGCTCATCATTTGCCGATAGAGCATGGCGTCTCGGGCCAACAGGATGATTTTGTGATCGGTGATGCCGGGGGCTTCCAGGTTAGGCGTGCCGTCCGGGTTGGGTTTGCCATACACACGCTCAGGCTCAAACCCTCGTGCGATAAGCTCATCAGCGATCAGTTTTGATTCAGCCGCACGCTTGGCGTCGTCCTTCCATTCCGGGAGCTTGGCAATCAGTTCTTGCTGCTCCGTTTGAACGGCGGCGACGTAGCACTTCAACTGTTCCTGTTGTTCTTGGGCTGCGAGTTGCTGAGACTGCGCATTCACCTGCTGCAATTGGGCGTGCCTCTTTTCAAAAAGGTGCCGTTGCTTCAAGTATTCCTGCGGGTCTTGCTCCATCAGAGCATCCCAATCGATCCGACTCTGTTCCTGTAGTTGAGCCTGCAACACGGCGTGAGCCTGCTGCAAACCCTGTGCGGCCTGTTGCCGCTCTGCACGCGCTTTCTCGGCTACGGCTTCGGCTTCCTTGCGGAGCGCTGCTGCGGCCTCGAATTTCTGCGTGCTCGACTTCTGCGCTTTGTAACCGTTGATTAGTTCGCTCTTGGTGAGTTCTACGTCCGTGCCGTCAATGTTGACGGTGAACTTTTCCTCATCCTGGGCTTGCTGCTCAGGGTTAGCGCCTTCCTCTGCGGGCTTGGGCGGCTCTTTGCCTTCCTCACCTTCAGTGGGTGCTTGCGGTTGTTTGGCTTCAATGTTTCCATCGTCGCCCAGCAGGTTTGCAAGCACTGCTGTTGCTTGATTGGTGTCAAGCGCACCGGTTTCAGGGCCAGCATTACCCGCGTTGGCAGGTTGCGAGGTTCCATCACTCATTTTCAGAACTCCAGTCTGTGCCGGGGGCCGAAGCCCCGCAGCGCGGCGTCTCTCGACGTTATGAAGCAGCTAGAAGGCCGGAGCCATCTAGACCGGCTGCTTGGCGGTCAGGATTCGATACGTTCACCCGTATTCAGCACATAGCCAGCCGGGCCGACCTCGGTGCGGATGTTGCCCCAGCGCTCGGACACAATGAGCCCCTTTGCATCGGGGTGCGTCACCAGCGACACGCGGCGGTCATGACGGTTGATTGACAAGACGTGCTCGGTCAGTTCGGTGAAAGAAAGTTGCGGGCTTTGTCCAGCAGGCTCTGCTGATGCAGGTACTCCAGCTCCACCTTCGCTAGCTTGCCCGTCTCCAATGTCGCTTCCAGGCTGGCTTTGACCTTGCCCAGCATCGTGACTGCCAAGTGGGTTTTTTCGCGGTCGTCCGCGTGTTTTGGGCTGCTGGGGATGTTCTTCCATGATTCGATCAAGTCCTTTTCAATGTCAGCAAACACGGCTTGGAATACTTCGTTCTCAAGCACTAGCTTTGCTTGGTCGCCTCGGTACAGTCGTTCCTCTAGGGTCATACACCACCCACTGCGGCATCACTAGCCGATTCTTGCTTGCCCGACAGCACAGCGGCCCCGGCAAGTTGCGCGGCGTCTAGCTTGGCTTCGTTGTTCATCTGTGCAATGCGCTCTTTGGACGCCAGTTCCATCGCCGTCTTCCATTGCTGGAACTGCATCTCGCGCTGGTGCTCAAGGTCTTTGTACTCAGCCTTCACCCGCTCCAACTGCGCTTCAAGCTCCAGCTTCTGCGCCTGCTGTGCGGCCTCGGACTGCTGGCGGTTGTTGTCAACCATCGCCTGGTACTCAGCCTTGATGCGCTCAACGGCAAGGTCTTTCTGGCGCTGGAGTTCGTCCATCTGCGCCTTGTGCGCCAGTTCCATCTGCTTGATGCTGGCGGCGGCTTGTAGCTTGGCTTGCTCGACCTGAGCCGCAGCAGCGCCGGGATTCGGCATCGGCTGATTAGGGTCAGGCTTGGTAAAGAACTTGCTGCCGGACTTGAAGCCCATGTTCTTGGCAAGCTCAATGCTGCTGTAGTACAGGTTTTCCGGCTTGGCAATGCCGATAGCCATTCCCTGAGCCTGCGCGTTCTGTAGCTGCATCAGGCGTGCGATGCGCTGGTCTTTGTCGCCCATTCCAAGGCCGACATTGATGGTGAAATCAAACTGGTTTGTCCACTCGCGCGGGTCAATGTCCACCCATTCGCCTTCCAGCTTTACGCGGTCGGTCTTCTTCTGGTTCTGGCACACCAGCTTGAGCATCATGCGGAACAGGTCTTCAAACCCTTCCGCCGCCTGTACTGCGACAAGCTCAGTTCGCATGTCGGCCTTGTTCGCCACAATGCGGGTTTTCGTTGCCGTCTCGCTGCCGAATAGCTGGCTCGGGTCGTTGCCCATGCTCTGGCGGCTCCAGCCGGTGGAGTCTTCCAGCTTGCGATGCCCAAACTCCAGAAGCTGCATGGCCTCTGCGATGTTGCCTTTGCCTTGGTCAAGCCGCCCGACTGCGCCATTGGCTTTGACGCGAACAACGCCGCCAGGACGTGAGGAAAGCAGATCGTCCAGATTGACCTGATTTTCAACAGCGAAGTAACGCCCGTTGACCTCAAGGTACAGGTTATCCCGAACCCCGCGCTCGACCATCGTGTTTGCCAACTGCTCCGGCATCGCTAGGTCAGCGATGGACAAACCATAGAACAGATGCGGAATCGGGACGGGGCACCATGAGATGAACGGGCGCGCATCGGTGATTTCGTCGTCCAGTAGCGTGCTGCCTGCTTTCGTGATTTTGTGCAGTTCCGCTATTCCGTCGCCGTCACGGTCAAGCCACAGATACGCCTCAATGCCCCAAATGATGCGCTGCGAGTCATCCATGGAATCATCGCGGTCAAGCCCGGTCTGGTAGCTGTCGTATTCCTCGCGCTCGATGCGCTCCATGTTGAACTCGGCTTGTGAGTCGTCCGAGCCAATGGAGTCCACAAGATCGGCATCAAAGCCCATCGCTTTGAGTTGAGAGGCAGTCTTGCGCCAGCGATGGCCGACAAACCGCGCCGTCTCAATGTTTCCAGTAGCGGAAATCAGGAACTGCTCGGGCGGGATGTTTTCGATACACAGCCGTCCGCCAGTCTTCACACGCTTACAAGCTACGTCATACAGCATGACGGGCGGCATCTGCGCGATGTTGTCCAGTTGCGCCTGAATCTGGATGGATGCTTGCAAGGCTTGGGCATTCCCCTGCTGTGCAGCTTGCTGGGCCTGCATCAGTTGGGCGGTCAGTTGCTCGATGGCCTTGGCCCGCTGCTTCGCGTCATCCTCGTCCGGGTAGCTGGTTTGCTCGATGATTTCGACCTCTGGGTCGTCCATCAGCATTGCCAGGTTAACTTCCGTCTGCCCTTTGTATTCCTCGCGCGTTTCCTCGTCGGTGTTGTCCCACCAGACCTTCATGAATCCGCGCTTGCTCTGGAGCCCGTCTTTCAGCCATGTATAAGTCTTGCTGCGGCCTTTGTTCTTCTTGA